GTTGTACTTAAAATACTGTCGTCGCCTTCGAAGGCGCTTGCTAACCATCGCATTATGCCTGCATGATCACGACCATACCTCACGGATGGGTCGAGAAAAATTTCAGGATGCTCAAAGATAGCGCAATGCCAACAGGTAAAGTTTATCCACCAATTCAAACACGAAGTTCCACGGTGGCCACTGCGTCTGATTGCGTCGATTGTAAACTTTCTAAATTCACCGTTTTTCTTGAAAGTTAATGTAATCTTTTCCAACACAGAGACGTCGGTATGGCTGTCAACCCACGCATCGGGTTCACTCATGAGCGCCTTGAGTGTGGACGCAACATGAACGATGACCGGGTTTTCCACGCAGTCGCGAAGTTTCGCACTACAAGTTGTATCCCATGCTGACCCATCGCCTTCAAACACTGAACAGCCTTTGTTGGGCTGCTTGGATTTGTCCCAATCCGATTTCTTTGTTTTCTTGAGGGCGCCCTTGGGCACGCGGAGCTCACTGGCTACGCGTTGCATGGCCTGTCGTTTTCCAATGCCTTTAATTGTTTTGCTTGGAAGGTGTTTCTTTATAAGGTCCTCAATACAGCAAATCGTCAAAAGTGCGAGCACTTGACCTTCATCACCGTCTGCAATGAGCATCCTTGGAGCCTTCCCTTCTGGCATTCCTTCGAGTTTAATGTCCGCTGATAGTTTAAATGTAGGTTCAATCCTGCGGCACAACCCTTCGACAGTGTTAGTCAACCTTGATTCGGTCCATTTGCCTGATCTTAAATCAGAAAACAACGTTTTCTCCCACCATTCGGTGATTCTTTTTGTACTAAACAACGAACGATGTGGGTTGTGTCCAATTGCCTCTCGTACGAAACGTCCTAGCAACTCTTTGTCAGCATTGGTTGCTGTAAAGGGTCGTTGTTTCTTTGTGATACGCTGGTCAATTGACACATCAATGTTCGCGGCTTCTTTCGCATAAACGTTGGGTCCAAATGAAACGGGTAATCCAACACATCCGACAATTTGCTTGCCCATGAGAGGATCAGTCGACTGTCCCACGATGCCAATTCCTGCATCCTTGATAACCACCCTATCTTGGCGATCTGCACGTATTTCAGAGTCTTCGGCATTCCTGCCACCAAGTGGGTGTACGTCTTCATTTCCAAATCCAAGTTCAACATAACCTAATTTGTTCCTCGGTGGACCTACGTCCAACAAATGTTTCACTGCTCGAGTGCGTGTGAATCCAAGATCCATTAGCACTTTAACTCGGGGGTCTTCGCCAACAGCACCGGATGCAACTTCCAGTTTTGTTGGGAGCCCGAATTCGGGAGACGGCATCTCTGATGCCTTGGTCGGAGGCTTAGTTCCATTTTTGTCGTCTGGCTTGTCGCCAGCATTCCCCTCCTTACTTGCTTGGGATTCCATAGCCAGAGCGATTTCCCTGCTAATCACCGCCTTATCCTTTGTCAAGTGCAGACGCACTTCTTTCAATAGGTGACGCACGCAAGGCAAGCGTGACAAAATACCATTCATCCAAGCTCCATTGCAACGATATTGGCAGACAGCCCACGGTCCCAGTGTACGCATGGTGACGTCGTCTGGCGTGGCGGTTGGCCAAATGGTGGTTGCATGTTGGAAAACAATAGTACTCATAATCCTGCTCTTGCTTTCTCCGTATGTTTGGTTCATTACCACTTTGTCGAGTTTTGCGAACTCTTCGCCAGTGAGATTGACACATACGTTGAAAAAGGAAGTACAACGGTGAAGCCTTACGCTCACGGTGTACATTCCGGGTCGCTCCCGGGCTTGCTTAAACATCCACGGTTCAACATCCCTTAAACTTGTTGTGTTCGCAAATGACAACTGTAAAGTCATCGAAAGCTGTGTGTCTTCAACTGTGAGGCCAAAGACAACGACGGTCGGTAACCAGGTAAACAGTCAAGTTCACCCCTCCAGACAACCACCTCCGGAGATAATGCAGTATTCTACCTCACGCCCAGGTCGGCGTGAG